GGCGTCCCGTAGGAGAGATGGTCGACAAAGCTCGCCGCGACCTTGGCGCGGTTGCCCGCGAGATCGCCGACGACATAATGATGGACCGAGCGCTCCCAGGCCAGGAACGGCACGAATTGGCCGCCGCATTGCGCGGGATCGCGCTCGCGCCGCACGGCCTGCGTGTCGGCGTTGAGAATGCGCGCCGAGGTCCGCGAGAGCGCGCGCATGAAGGGCGTCGCGTTGGCGGGCAGCAGATCCTGCGCCGGGAAAAATTCCTGTGCGTCGTTCATGTCGACGCTCCCTGGCTATAGGACAGGCTGATCGACGTGCAGATCGGCGCGTCGAAGGGACCGCCGCCAATAGCGGGCGGATTGGCGAGGTCGATGGTCCCGGAGAACGGCTGCCGCATGACGACGCCCTGCACGAGGCCGGAGGCGTTGGCGCCGATCGCCGCCATGACGCCGCCAAAATCGACGGGCGCGGCGATCATCCGCCGCGCGCTGGCGTAGGCGGCCGCCTGCGTCCATTGCGCCGCCTGCACGGCCGCCGCGTCGGCGCCGGGGGCGAGCAGCAGCGTCGCGTCGATGCTGTAATCGACGAGGTTGGCGGTCACGATGTTGATATTGTCGTTGGTCTTGCGCAGATTGCGCGGGAAGGCCTCCTTGACGGCCTTGAGGGCGCTTGGCGGCACGGCGCCCGTGGCGGCCGTCCCCAGCAGCACGATGCGCACCTCGCCGAGCGCGACGCCGGCGACCTCATGGCCGTAGGTCGCGGCCTGGGCGATATCGACCGGCGCGGCAGACCAGGCCATATAATCGTAGCCGCCATAGGAGCCGCCGATCGACAGCGCCTCGAACGCCAGCTGCGCTCTGGCGCGAAGACTCTCGTCTCCCTCGCCGGGCGCGCGCTCCGTCGAGGAATTCGCGGCGATTACGTCGAGATCGTCCTCGCGCGCAAAGGCCAGCGAGGTCGCCAGAACCGCCTCGTTGACGCGAGCGCGCACGAGGCCTTCGCGATAGGTGTCGACGCTCTGCAGCCAGAAGCCGGGATTGCTCTTGAGGTTCGCGACGTTATAGGTCGGCAGGCTGGGATTACTGGCGACCTGCGCCGCCCAGACACCGAGAAAATATTGCTGGCGCGCCGCGAGGATCGCATCGAAGGTATAGCCGTCGATCGCCGCCGGCCGCGGCAGGTTTTGCAGATTGATCTGCGCGAAGCGCGTGGCGGCCGCGGTCATCCCAGCCCCCGCAAAGTCGCGGTCGAGAACGGCCCGGCGATAACCTCCCTGCCGGTTTCAACGACGCTGTAATCGCCCTGCAGGGCGTTGGGGTAGTAATTGCCGCTGGCGAGGAAGGCGACGAGGCCGTCGGAGCCTGCCTGCTGGATCGACACGGAGACGAGCCGGAAGCCCGGCTCCCATTGCCGCAGCGCCTCGGCGATCGCCATGTAATGCGCGGCGATGACCACCGTGTTCATTGGAGCGTCCTGCAGCGCCGGGCCGGAAGAGCCGAAATCGCGCGCCAGCACAAGGCTGCCCACCGCCGTCGAGATGATGACGGCGATCGACTGGGCGCATTCGTCCCAGTCGAGGAGCAGAGCCCCGGTGTTGCGATCGATCCCGACCCGCGACATGGATCAGGCCTCCGGCGCCGGAGCGGGTTCGGGCGCCGTCGTCGGGCCGACAATGCCCTCGCGCACATCGTTGGCGACCTGCTCGACCGTCGCCTCAAACCGGTCGCCGACCGCGCGGCGCCCGCCGGCGATAAATCCCTTGGGGCGCGCGAGCAGCACGACATACCAGTTCAGCGGCGCGGTGCGCTTGGCGGGATTTGGCCTCGGCAGCGGTTTTCTCATCGGGTTCCCCTCATCATTTCACGAAGACCTTGGTTGCGAGATTGGCCACGTCGGCGTAGCCGCCGGTGTCGACGGTGCCCAGCCTGGCGGCGTTGGTGGTGGCGTCGGCGCCGCCGAGATAGCAATCGCCAACGAGGATGATTTTGTCGGCCGTGATGGTGATTTTGCCCTCCTCGACGGCGACGGTGTTGCCGAGCGCCTCGAGATAGGAGCCGCCATCCGTCGTGCGCAGGCGGTTGGGCTGGCCGACCGCGCCGCGCTGGGCTCTGATGTCCGTGCCGGGGTCGGCTGAGGGCGGTGGGTTCTTGTCGTGATAGCCGCCGGGAAACAGCACGGCGTTGGCGGGATCTCCGGAGGGGCAGAGCATCGTGATCTGCTGCCCGACCTTGAATGGCGCCCAGTCGACGCCGGTGCCCGCGTGCCAGCCCCCGGGAATGTTATGCGTCGTATAACCGACGTCGACCACGGTCCCCTTCTGGCCGTCGAAGCTTTTCACCGTGCCGACCTGCACGACGCTCGCGAGCCGGCGATGCAGCTCCGCAACCTGGAAGGCCAGATCGTTGATCGTGCGCTGCTGCTCGGCGAGGACGGCGTCGTAGTTCATGGCGTCCACCCCGGCTCGGTCGGCGTATCCCTCAGCGGATCGCTGGGGATGACCGGGTTCGGATCGGTGAACAGCACGCCGTTGACGTAGATTTTAGCCAGCGCGGCGATGGTCGCCGTGATGTCCGGCAATAGCCCGAGGGTGACCGGCGTCGTCCAGGTCACTTCCCACAGCGCGAGGCCCCGCTCGAAGAAGTCGACCGAATATTGATTGACGCTTTTCAGCTCCTCGGGCTGATAGACGCCGTCGAGGCCGAATCGGTTGCTCATGACGTTGAGCAGCACGGCGTTGGCGATCAGCGCGGCCTGATGGTCGCGCGGGTTCTTTTTGCCGGTTGCCGGGTCCACGATGTCCTTGGTGACGACGACGACGGAGAAATGCGTCGGCAGGATCACCCCGTAATTGTTGCGATAGCAGGCGCCGCAGCCCATCAGCGCGACACGCAGCGCCGGCGTCTGCGTCATGAACTGCGCAATGTCGGCCTGGGTGAACGCCCCGCCATGCGGCTCGATCGACGGCACGCCGGGAATGTTGGTGCGAAGGTTTGCCACCACGGCGTCGCGAAGATTGGCGAAGTCGCTCGCAAAACTCATGCGGCGACCCTCTCGATGAAGTCCCACACGGTGAAGACGATTGCGGTCCGGTTGGCCTCGGAGAGCCCGACATAGGGCCGCGGCGGGATTGTCACCTTCTTGCGAAAGAATTTCTGGCCGCCGGCCATGAAGACCAACGCCTTGGCGTTCTTCGGCACGATGGTCGCGCCGAACTGATGCGCGCGCGCTTCGATCAGGCCCGAGCCCCAGATCGCCTCGCTTTCCGTCGATTTGTAGTCGATCGACCGCGCGAAATGCGCGCCCGAAACGAACAGCGCGCCGCGTCCGTCGCGGGTCTTCGGCCATGCCACGCCCGCCGGCGAAGTCTTCTCGACCTCGATGCGATGCTTGGTCTGCTGCTGCCCGAGCCGCGCGAGGCCCTCCATCAGCTCGTGCTTGTTGAGCGCAGACAGCCTGGAGAACCGCGAGAACGCCGCGTCGAGGCCGTTGGGCGTTAGCGTGAAAGAGACGCCGTCCATCACAGTGCCCTCAAGCGGTGGCGATCGAACATGCGCGGATCGTCCTCGACGATCGCCTCATTCGGCGAAAGCACGCCGGCCGGCCCGGAGGGCGGCGGGTTCTGGGGAATATCGGCTGAGCCGGAGCCGACGCGCTCAAGGAAGCGGATCGCCTGCTCATTGGCGGTCTTGACGATCTCGTTGCGAGCGCCCGGCATGACCGCCAGATTGCCCATGGCGAGATCGCAGCAAAGATTGCGCAAAAGGATTACGCCGTTCGGCGCGGCGTCTATGGGCAGCGTGTAGCGTTTGGCGAAATAACCGTCCATCTGCGCCGAGGCGTCGGCGAGCGAGGCCGCGACGCGGGTCTCCGAGCGCAGGCCCGTCGTCGGATCGACCGCGGCGAGGGTCACCTGATCGGAGCCCCACTTCGTGTCGAGATCGCTTTCAGTTGCATAGGCCATGGGCTACTCCCGAGGAGGCCAAACCCAGTAGCGGGACCAGTTCAGGACCGAACAATCGTCCAGATGGCTCACGGAGCCTTGGTGATAGTCGGCGGCGAAAGGAGGGAAGACCTTCAGGTTAACGTAAGCGCCCAAGACCTGCGTAATGATCGCGGGATAAGGACCTTCCCGCTGCCCATTGAAATGCTTCGCCTGGTCCTGGCTGTAAAAATGAACGATGCGTCCGACACTCGGCTTCATGGCGCGGTTCCTTGTATGGGGCGCGCAGGTTTCGACCCTGCGCGCCCCCGGCTTCAGGCTTCGGGGGGATATGACGGTTCCGCTTTCGCGCGAAACTCAGCCGCCGCTCATGTGCAGGCGGGGATCATTCTTGATCGCCTCCAGCTGCTTCGGCGTCAGCGTCGAGAGGTCGATCACCGTGGCGACGGGACCGAACCACCGTTCGGCGCGCCAGCTCCCCTTGGGGGGGCCGACGACGGTGATCGTCGCGCCTTCGGCGCCGGCGGCGGGTGGCGGGGCGTCTGGCTTCCTGGCCATGCGAACCTCGTTTTAAAGGGTGTTTAAGAGGCTCAGTCGAGCCAGGGAACTTCGACGAGTTCGACCAGCTTGTAGAGCGTGTTGCTCGTCGCATTGATCATCTGCGCCTCGATCAGCGCGCGCGCGACCCAGATCGTCGAGGGGCCGCACAGCATGACGTTCGGCTTGATCCCGAGTTTGCGCCCTTCATTCGACTGCAGCTGCGTCATTCCGGTGTAGAGCGCCTGGACATTGGCCGCGGTGAGAGCCTGCTTCGACGCCGCCGCCACCTGCCAGAAGCCGTAGCCCCAGCCGGCGCGCAGATCGACGCCATAGAGGAACTCCTTGGCCATGAA